AGGAACTCCGGCAGTCACCGCCTCTCATAATTTTGATTCCTCAATTACGGATAACGGGACAGGCGATTACACGCTCAGTTTAACGACGGACATGTCCTCTGCAAATTGGGTACCTGTCGGAATGAGCAGAAGCGTATCCGGTTCTGAATGTACTTATGTAGGTATCAAGAATTCTGGCATTGCCGCTGGAACGATTGGAATCTTTGTAGCGCGAGGTTCTACTGAAGGCGCTTACGATTCTGCAACGGTTACGCTTGTTTGTTTTGGAGATCAATAATGGGACACCTTACTAGAGCTGCGGTTTGGAATACTGATCCAGTCAGCATCACCTACTTTGATCAGCGCGACATGACAAAGTACGGCTTCACGGATGAAGACGCCTTCATCGTCTGGTACACGGATCGTTTGAAGGCTGGACAATTAGCCGGACAATCCTACACGCTCATAAACAAATCCGACATTCCCGCAGACGGTCCTGACCGCGATTGCTGGCGCTTGAACGGTTTAAAGGTCGAAGTGGACGCTGCAAAGGCTGCGGCTAAACAAGCAAAGAAAGCAGAACGCGATGCGGTCTTATCCAAACTCAAGATCAGCGAGGACGAACTTGCCAAAATCCTCCGCCAGTAGCAAGAAGATTACGAAGGAACAGGCCGAGGTTCTTGAGACGATCAAGCGGCTTCATGCGGCCTGCATCGGATCTCTTGCCAATTTCTGCAAGGTGTTCATGACCGATGAGGAGTGCGCCAATTTCGTCGTGCCGACACGCGGCTACAGAGTGCTTGGAGAGATCCCGCAATTTCAAGCCGAACTCTTCCGCGACCTCGATCATATCAAGAGTCTGAAGAGGCTGTGTCTGTCCTCTCCTCGCGGCTTTGCGAAGTCGGCGTCCTGCTCCATTTTCTTTCCGCTTCATGCCGCACTCTACAAACACTTTAATGAGATTCTGATTGTTTCAAGTTCGGAAGATATCGCGATCAACTTCATGCGCAATATTCGCACGAACCTCGAATCGAACAAGCGCGTCATGTGCTATTTCGGGAAGCAGGAATCCTCCAAGTGGACCGAGACGCACATGATCCTAAATAACGGCGTGAATATCCGCTGCTGTGGCGTGGGCGCACAGATTCGCGGCAGGCGTCCTGATCTCATCATCCTGGATGATATTGAGTCGGACGAATCAGTTCTGTCGGAAGATCTTCGCCGAAAACTGAAGGACTGGTTGTTTAAGGCCGCGATCAATTCGCTTGCGGTAGATGGCTGCATGGTCTTTGTCGGCACGCTCATCTCTCCACTTGCCATTCTCTACGATTTCGTGAACGCGCCGCCTGAAGGCTGGAAAGCCATATTCAATCAAGCGTACAGAGGCGGCATCGAGGAGCCTGGCCATGAACTCTGGCCGGAACTCTGGCCGCACGAACGCCTGCAAGCGCGGAAGAAAGAGATCGGGAGTGTCGCGTTCTCTTCCGAGTTTATGAATAAGCCCATACCGTCCGAGGGTATCCGCTTCAATCCGGAGCACATCCAATACTACGAGGATAAGGACTTAGCAGGCCGCGCAATGGGCGAGTACATCACCATCGATCCCGCCTTTTCACAGGATTCTTCAGCCGACTACGGCGTGATCCTCCAGTGTCTTCACGACACCGAAGACAACCTCTATGTGAAGACGTTCTTTCGTGAGAGAACTACAGCTCGCACGCTCATTGATAGATTCAAGTCTATCTATAAGGCGAACCAGCGCCGCATCAAGGGCGTCGGGATCGAGATGAACGGGCCGCAGAAAGCGTTCTACGAACAGCTCGTTGAGGAGTGCAATCGTGAGAGGCTCTATCCAATGTTTACGGAACTCAAGGGCATGATCAAGACCGGGACCGGCACGAAGCGTAGGAAAGAGGATCGTATAACCTACGCGATACAGCCGCGCCTTGAAGCCCGAAAGATTTACTTTAAGCGCGAGCATCAGGCGCTCATTGACGAACTCCTGATCTTCCCGAACGGAAAGCACGATGACCTGATTGATGCGCTTGCTTACCAGTTCGAGGTCATCGAGCCTTACATTGATTATCAGATTATGGATGAGTCGTCCTTCAGCTTCGATCAAGATCCTGAGCCGGATGTCATACCGTGTGGCGTTACGGGATATGGAGAAGTGGCGTAATGGCTGTCGCTTGCTCTTGCGGAATATGCAACTCTTACTGGACTTGGATAAAAGGAATATTCAAGTGTGTTAACGATGATTGTCCTAGTAATAAGAAAAGGAAGAAATAGTGGCCGAGTATAAGAAGAAATCAGCTTATAAGAAGAATCAGCCGAAGGATGGCAGAACCGCAATCTCTCCGCCGTCGAACTCCCCTGAACAATATCAGAAAGAGAAAGATTCTCCTGACGAACTGTACGCGAAGTTCTCAAAGGAGATCGAGTCAGCGCGTGACTATGCCGGAACCTGGACGCAGAAGCAGGACGTGTGGCACCGGCTCCGTATGCGTATCCGCAAAGAGAAATCCTTCCCGTTCATTGGCAGCTCAAACCTGCGCATGCCCACGATTGAGAAGTATATCGTTAAGAACAAGTCAGCACTCTTAAGCCTGATCTGGGGCCAGACTCCAAAATGTTTAGTTCGCGCAGGCATGACGGGCAATCCTGATACAGCCTTCAAACTCGAACACTACCTGGACTGGCTCGCCGAATCCAAGATAAAGGCGCTTAGGAAGCTTGCAATCCTCGAAGACAAGGTGGAAGAAAAAGGTTTCGGCCTGATGGAAGTCATCTGGCGTATGGAATCGGAGAAGCGCACGTTCGAGATCGACATGACGATTCTGCCGCCCGAACTTCAGATGCTTATATTCCAGGTCGGGCAACCCGAACTTGATGAGCAGTTGTACGAGTTACTTGCAAAACTGTTCGATGTTGATCTTTCCGAGACTGTGCGCCAAGACAACCTGACGGCCATCGCAAAGGCCATTGAAGCGTTCCGCAAAGGCGAGAAGAAAACGAAAGTCACGATTCATGACGAAACGTACAACAACGTGGACTGGAACATCGTGGACCCGGAGATGTGCTACGTCCCTGTTGACAGCCAAATAGATCCGCAGAACGCTCGCTGGATCGCTGTCGAGTATTACGAGTCCTTCGAGGTCGTGAAGAAGAAGGCGGCTGACGGTCTGTATGACGCGAAAGTCGTTGGCGAGATTGATGGCGAGCGTTTCAAGAACATGGATAAGTCAAATCCCATCACGAACATGACGCAGACTGCGATCACGAAAGATCTGCGCGAGGGAATCGCGATGCTGAATAATCCTTCGCATTCCGTCAAGATCTGGCGCATGTATGCGTGGCACGACATTGATGGGGACGGTATAGACGAACGGTGCGTACTCATACTTTGTCCGTCCTTCCATAAAGTCTTAGCTAAATTCCCGCTTCCTTATCATCACAAGAAGTGGCCCATTGTGCGCTTCGATTCGGAATGGATCGACGACCGCTGGTACTCCTCACGCGGTATCCCAGAGCGTCTCGAAGACATCGCAAAAGAGATCGACACTCAGCACAATCAGAAGATCGATCAGCAGACGATACGCAATGCTCCCATGTTTACGTTTCGGTCTGGGGTCGTGAATCCTAAACTGGTCAAGTTCATACCGGGCCAAGCGATTCCTGTTCCCGGCACGCTTCCCTTGAAAGACGCCGTCGACATCATGAGGAACGAATCGACCAATGTCGAGTTCTCCTACCGCGACGAAGAGATGATGCTGAAGGCAGAGGCGCAGGAACTACTCGGAACACCCGACTACTCGATGCAGTCGCTCATCAATCGTCGGCAGCCCAGGACCGCGCAGGAAGTTGGAGCGCAGCAGCAATCAGCGCAGACCGTGTTCAGCTTGTACGCAATGATGTGGGCCTATAGTCTTAGCGAAGTCTTTAATCAATCCCTGCAACTGACGCAGCAGTATCTTCCTCAAGAAGTCTGGTTCACGGTGACGGGCGATAATCAGGCCATCCGTTTAAGCCGCGATGAGATCCAGGGCGAGTATCTCTCGAAGGTTCGCGCAAATGATCTGGCTGTAAACGCCTCTCAGCGCGTACAGCTTGTTGAGAAGATGACCATGTATCTGTCTCAGCCTATGTTTACCGGCACTGGAATCGTTGGGCCGGAGAATATCTTCCAAATCGGGAAGCGGTTCCTTCAGGGAATCGGAGAGTTCGGCTGGCAAGGTATCCTTACTCCTCCGCAGAATATTCCGCCCAAAGGACCACCGCCTCCGATTACGCAGATTAAGGTGAATTCGGCGGATCTGAGCCCGAAGGAACTATCGCAGGTTCTCGCATCGGGCGGAATCGAGCCAGACCTTGAAGCGCACGTCATGGACAAGCAGCTTGAAGTTATGAAAGAAATGGAGAACGAGAAGCGTGAATCAGCAACACGATCTTGAGGAGTTCTTAATAGAAGCGGCGAAGGTTCGCGCTATGGCCGACTCTGAAGGATGGCAAGTCATTCGCCGCGACTGCGAGTTCACCATAGAGAGCTATAAGAAACAGATTCTCTCGATGGATAAGAACGACCCGAAGTTTGATGAGACCAGGCTTCAAGCTATGGCTTGTGAGAAGTTGATCTCCATCGTGGATGATTATGAAGTGAATAGGAAGAAGGCTGAGGAATTATTCCTTAAGTCAAAGTTGCCGGAAGAATTCATCATGGCCGACGTGGATAACCACTCGCCCTTGATTGAGCAGGACTAGACCTTAGAAACCTGTTTTTGCTTTTGATGCTCTTGATGCTTTTTTTACGCCGCCGTTAGGCGGCGCGTAGTCAGTAGTAGAAGTAAAACCCTGCGCCTCATGAACGCGGGGATAACCAACAAAGTAAGACCTTATCGATAAGGCGTAGTGAGTTTCGACCGGGAGAAATCCCAAGCGTCGTGGCTCCTAAGCCTTTTTTGTTGGGACGCACAACTCATGCCAGGCGTAACGCGGATTCGCCCCCGCACCAAGGAGTACGAAAATGATACCCGAAGAAATCGAAGACGTTAACGCGGCCTCGTCAACCGCACCCTTAGACGCTAAAGAGGAGTCGACTGTACAGACTCCGGGAGACTCGTCTGTTCTCGACCAAAACGCACAGCCACTCACACCGCCTTCTCAGGACGGCGTAAACC